CAGTACTTGTGCTTCTGCTAGTTTGCCCGGTTTCATTGTATTTGCTTCTCTCATGAATTTGAGAAAACTATTACCTTCTTTGCTTATTAATGCTTGTTGATTAATCAAAGTCAACACAGTTTGAGCCATTCCGTCGCCCATGATTGCAAGAGATTGTAGTCTTTGTCTTTCTGTGTCACTAACATTTATTATAGTTTTTCTAAAAGTATCTAAACTGTCTGTGACATTACCGTTGCCTATAACTGCATTGTTTAATCCTCGTAGTGCATCTGCCAACTGTGGCGAAGACACTGTTAACTCTCTAAAGGCTTCAGAAAATCCCAAATCTCCAAAACCAATACCTTCAGACAACATAGTTGCTAAAGAACCGCCAGCATCTTCTCCAAATGCCGCCAAGCCAGCAAAGGCTGTTTGTGCTGATGCCAATGTTGATTGTCTTATTGATTCCGGTAGCATGTTTAATCTGTTTAAGAATGTGTTACTTGACGATGCTTGAATTACCAACTGTCTAATAACTTCTGCAGATGTTTTTGTTAACTCTGAAAATGCTTGAGTGGTTCTGGCAATTTCCACAGAATGCTGTGCAAGTTTCTGTCCATTGTTTCCAACTTGTAATCCTGCTCTAGCAAACACATCTGCTTGTTCTCCAACAATAGTACTGATTTCTCCTAGTGACAATGCAAGATAACCTTGTTCTCTTAACAATTCTTGTGTTGACTGTGCCGCGGCAAAAATAGACTGTGTACCAAATGCGTCCATGGCCTTGCTAAATTGCATTGTGAATTCTGCGGCCTGTTCCATTGTCATGCCGGCTCTTGTAGCCTGCATACCAAGAGATGCTATGCCTGATGCTACACCGTTGGTTGAAGCAAAATCAAAAAAACCTGTTCTAAACAACCCGCCTTCAAGTTTTCCTAATCTCATTAAGAACTTAAACGCTGTTGTTACCGCTGTAATGAAACCTCCAACTGCCGCGGCGCCTATTGACAAGAATTTACTGAATACTCCTAGTTTGCCAACAACTCCTCCAAGCAAACCACCTGCATTCTTGTCTCCAATTTTTTCAGCTAACTTTTCAAGTTTTTCAGAATTACTTTTAGTTGAATCATCAATTGCTTTACGAACTTTTTCTGCTGTTTGGGTTTCTTTTCGTTGCTGTTTGGTTTGTGCTTTTTCTTCTTTGGTTTGCTGTTCTACTGATTTTGCTTGAGCAGTAAGAACTTTTTCCATTCGTGAAAGAACAGTAGCAGTTCTTTTGTCTGCTTTTTCAATTTCATTGGTTTTAAAACCTTGTTGTTTGGCCAGCTGAATTAGTGTCTGAATGGACTTGTCCATTGCAAATTCTGGTATTCTTACTGTAGCGCCGTCTAGTTCAATATCTATCATGATAAATAATTAAGTATAGTTTTAATTTCTCCAATAAGTATTCTTACATGAATATTTATGTGATAAATAAAGTACACAGTTAATAAACAAGGAAAAAAAATGTCAGAAACAGCAACTACCAATCCGCTAAAGCAGTTTTATAGATCGCCAAAGCTCTATGTTAAATTGCCTTCTGGTGCAAAATTTAATACTGTTGAAGATGAAGCTCCAACCGGAGAACTTCCTGTGTATCCTATGACAACCAAAGACGAATTGTTCATGAGGAATCCAGATGCATTGCTCAACGGTGACGCTGTGATCAAAATTATTCAAAGTTGTGTACCAAATGTCAAAGACACAAGAAAACTACCAGTGTGTGATATTGACATTTTGATGATTGCAATACGTATGGCAACATACGGTGAAATAATGGAAACAAGAATAACATCACCACACAGCAAACAAGAAGACACTTACGAAATTAACTTAAACAATATTCTTGAAAATGTTGAAGTTATGCCTAGTGAAAATTCAATCACATTATCCAACGGTGTAACAGTTTACGTAAGACCTTTAACATATAGTTCTCAAACAAAATTAAATTTGATTGCATATGACCAAACCAAAGTGTTACAAAGCCTAGGTGAAATTCAAAATAACCCAGAGGTTAGTCAATTTAAAAACATGTTTGTCAAACTAGCAGAAACAAATATGGACCTGTTAGCAGAATGTGTTGTAAAAGTTGTAACACCAGATGGTGAAACTGTAGAAAACAGATCACACATCAAAGAATTTGTTGATAATTTAGATGCTACAAACAGTAAAAAAATTGATAACGAAATTGACAGGCTTAATAAATTTTCAACAGTAACTACTCAAACTTTAGCATGTAAGCAGACAGGAAAAGAATTTACAACTGAAGTCAAATTGGATCCTGCGGATTTTTTCGTAGTTACTTAATAACACACTCGCCGTCTGAGATTGGAGAGTACTTTCATAGATTAGCAGAAGAAAGTCACGAAATAAGAAAACAACTTACTGAAATCTGTTGGTATATGAGAGGCTCTATCAGTTGGGGGCAGGCGTGGGAACTAAGTTTTGAAGACAAGAAAATTATATCAGAGTTTTTGAAAGACAACATGGATAGATTTAAAAATTCTATGACTCCTATTGTTTAACGAGCTGATAAACTAAACATCGTTGCTTCATTTTTAGATTTAAAAGATATGTACGCATCATTGCCATCAAAAAACCAACCCCAGTCTTTTTTGCAATTAGACATACACCAATCAATATGTGAATCTTGTAGTTCAGTTAATCGTATATTAATATCAAACGATTTGTTAAATCCACATGTTTTTGGTATAAGACCATTGTTTTCTAGCCTACAATCTTTAAAATCCCAAGTTGTTTCTGGTTCCATAATATTATTTAATTTAAAAAAAGGTTGACCTTTTCGTTGTTTTACTGCATTATACAAAAACATAGGCAAAATATCAAGGCATTTTTTTAGGCAATATATAGCAACACTGTTTGGTCGAGGATGCTCGACTCACCTTGAGTACATACACAAAGTATGTTCAGATTCTGGTGCGTTGCAAGGCAAGTGTTAACTTAGGCACAAATGATAATGGCTCTGCTAGAGAAAGATATGCAACCATTGTCTTATACATAAACAGCCAATTCTGGATATGTATAAGTCCCGTTGGATGAAGTAGGAATGATAGGGGTACCGGCCAACCGCCTCTTTAGGTTCCGTGAATTGGATGACTGATCTCTGGTAATGAGTAATAAAAACTTATTAACAAAGAAAAGTACTTCGCCCGGCAACGGGTGAAGTATGGCCAAATCTTGGTAATAAGTGCATTATCAAATACAAAACAAAAAAGCTAATACAATTCACATTAATCAAAATGAATAAACATTCGCAAAGATGATAACTATTCCGCAAAGAGATGATGTAAACCATCGCGGAGGTGATATATTTTATTTTGGTAGACATTCTGACTATTTTGTCATATAGTATTAAACATGAGCGGTAGTAAAAGTAAAAACAAAGGTAAGACCTACGAACGTGATGTAGCCAACTTTCTCACAGAGATGTATCAAGAAAGTTTCACAAGAGTACCTCATTCTGGTGCTTATATTGGCGGACAGAATTTTGTTCGTATTGATAATTTATCTGAAGGTCAAACAAGAGGATTCAAAGGTGATATAATTCCACCTGATAGTTTCCCATTGCTTGTAATTGAAGCAAAACACTACGGTGAATTCAGATGGAATCATCTTGCATTGGGTCAAGATGTTAAGCAGTTAGACGATTGGATACAGCAAGCCATTGATAGTTCTGAAGACAAAGATAAATGGCTATTGTGTGTTAAAATTACAAGACAGGGAGAATTTGTGTTATGGGATCCATCTAGATGGTCTAATTTAAACTATAAACAAACATATAAAAAATATCATTATATGGATTATAACACTTTCTGGAAACACAACAAAGATGCAGTCAAACAACAAAGCAACAATAGATAATTTTAGTTTAGTTATAATTGACAATGACACTTTATTAAAAAGTATCAAAGATTATTTCTACCAAAACTTGTTTCATGATTTTGATGATGACAAAATTTTTAATTGTTCTATAAACAATATTGATCAAACATTACAACAAGTTCAAACAGAATATGCAGTAGTCATACAAGAAGGCATATTCTTTTTTGATCATTTGGATAATAACTTTTTAAAAATTATAATTAATAATTTAAAAGATTATGTTTTAATTGGACATGTGCTTGATCGCAAAGACAGGTATTATCAATTACACCCTCAACAGTTTATAATAAATGTAAGCAAATGGAAACAGATTGGATGTCCAGACTTTAATTGCAAAGAGCATAACAATCTATTAACTATACAACGATCAGCTGACAATTTTCATGATGATTACACACCGCTATGGATACAAGCAGATAATAGTTTTATGTCTTGCAATAAACTGAAGTTTGGCGGATTAGTTATCAGTGAGTTTTTGAAAAATAATTTTAAAGTTAGACCTTTTAACACAGATGAAAGACATGTTAAAAAATTTGTTTACTATGAATTACAAGAACAAATAGCTCATTTACTTTCTTACGAACGTCTACATCCAAAATCATTTTACTATGCTAAAACTACTAGAAATTCTAAAAAACTGTTTAATCAGACAGCATCACATTATATTTCCGTTGCCAATGCTGTAGAAAGTTTGTATAAAATAAAAGACATTTACCAAAATATAAAAAGCATAGATTTTTACGATATATCAATTACTGCATTAATTTTCACAGAACACTTTATTAATAGTTTTAAAAATGATTATAAAAAGTTTGTAAATGATTTTGATAACATGGGCGCCAGACCATGGACTACATTAGATTTATCAAATGAAGATTACTACCAATTAGATAGTTATAAAGATGTTGAAACCATTAAACCAGTGTTAGATCATATAAGAAACAATGATGTAAAAATTAATTATTGTTATGGAGATATTACTAGAACTTCTATAATTGAAAAAATTAACAATTCAACTGTTATGTATATTAGTAATGCATTTAATTACGAACATAATTTTATTCGCACAGAAGAAAAATCATTCTGGATTCACAAAGTAAAATCTAATAATAATATAAAGAAAATTTTATTTTAATCTTAACAAATAAATCAATTGATTGCACTCTTGCACAATTTCATCTACAATGTTTTGAATATCGCCGTATGAAATAGTTTCTTTGTATTCAGCATAATTGTCTCTGATATCTTCTACAGATTCAATAATATCAGAACTGTTTGTGTAATTAACTAATTCCACATTGCCTTGATCTACTGGAAGGGAATCAGTTCTTCCCATCATTGCTTCAACTAAACTGTCAACTAACGGTCTTAATTTTGCTTCAAAACCATCAAGTGCCTGGTGCTCAGCATAACCTTTTGTTTGCCAGTGCCAGTATTTTATTTGATTAAGATATTCTAAAGTATACCTTATTAGTTGTTCAAATTTCATTTTTTGCTCCTAAATTATCTTTATATTTATTTTTTATTACATTAATATTTGCTTAATTTTAACATTATTATTTAATTTTTCCAAGTATAAATCGCGTTCTTCTTTTCTAATTAAGTTTTTTTGATACGTAAAAACATTAGTAAAATTAATTATAGTATCTTTGTTTAAATCTTCAAGTACACTATTTCTAGTAATATCACCTATTAGATATTTTGTTTCAACATTGTTATTTCTTATATGATCTAGCACTGGTTTAATTTTTTCATATTCTAAATTGTAGCCAGCTGGCTTGAATTTGTGATGTTTTTCTGGAATAAGGGCTTGAAAATCTTCTACAAAATTAATGTAATGATTTTCAAACTTTTTAATAAACAATTCTGTAAAAATCAATGCAGTAATTGATATATCATAATATTTGATTTTGTTTATATTTTTATATACTTTATTAATTCTAAGTAAACTTTCAGGTGCAACTGCAACCGAAATATACTGAGATGCTTTTTGATCAAACTCAATTGTTGATGGTTTAGTTGTGTAAGGAAAATATAATTTGTGATTGTGGTTTAAATTTTTCCATTCAATTAAATTTGCTATTTGTTCTTGTTCTGTATAATATATAAATTTTTTAGATGTTCTTTCTTGTTTGTTAAATGGCCTTATCAAAAAATTGTTTTTTAATAATTCACTAATTACAAAACCGCCAAATTTAATTTTTAAAACATCTTCTTGGTGTATATTGTTTTGACTATCTTTTTTAATCCAAGTTGGTGTATAATCATCATGAAAATTATCTGGAGAACGAATAATGCTTGTCAAATTTGTTTTTGTATTATCATGGAATCTTGGTTTTCCTGCTTTTTTCCAATGCTCTATATTTAAAGCAAAACACTGTTCATGTAAATTGTAATATGTTTGTTTACGATTAAGAATGTGTCCAATAAGAGAATATTTTTCAAGATCAAGATCTAGTGGTTTAATAAAATTACAAACAAGATGATCATAAAAAAAGCATCCTTCTTGGATTACAATAACGTATCTAGTATTGACTTTTAATAACGCAGTATCAATATTATCCATGTCAGTATGAATAATATTTTCAATTTCATGAAAAAGGTCTTGGTAAAAAAAATCTTTTATGCTATCTAATATATTTTTATTTTTTAAAACAATTAAAGTATATTGAGCATTGATACTGCTAGTAGATTTCATCTGTTTTGCCAACTACGTTCTAACATTGGTATAAAACGATCCCAATCTTTTGATCCATGTGCAATCATATGTAATCTTGGTTCATTGCTTCTATTCCAAACGCAATGAGATTGTCCTACATCAATTAAAAAAGCACTACCATGTGTAAAAGGTATGGTACCCCAATTTTTAAATCTAAATTCACATCCTTCAGGATTATATATAGAAATATTAACTGGTGCAAAGTGTCTTTCAGTTAAATCTTGATGAGGTAATATATAACCCCCCGGTTCAATCCACATAAATCTTAGTCTATCATAACTGCTGTAAGGAAATTGGTTTTTAAAAAAATCAGTAGTTATAGGACATTGTTCTGACAAACTAGTCCATTGCATTTCTGGTTGTTCTGTCCAACCTTTATCTTTGTATTCGTTTGCTTTCCAATCATTTGTTGTTTTAGTATCAACACCGTGTAGACAAGCACTTTTCCAAGTTTCACCTCCTTCGTGTTTTCTATGCACAACAAATTGATCCTGTACAGCAAGTGCTTCTTTATAAATGTCTTGCCATGGTATTTTTATGTCAAGCTTCAAATAAGGAATATTAGTATGATTAACTAACCATTTGTATATGTCACGCTCATTTTGCCAATCGTTTTCAAAATGATCTTGTAATTTTTTTAACGTATCTGATTGCATAATATTATTTATTTTAGTGTGTAGACACTACTTCTAAGTCTTCAGATATTGAAGTGAATCCGTTTTCTTTTACAACGTTCATAATAGAATTAACTCTACCAGTTAATTCGTCTTTGTGTGAAATAAGGAATATATTTTTATCACGTTCTCTAGTCATTTTTTTCAAAATAGACATGCTTGATTCAACACCTTGTGTATCCATACCAGAATCAATTAGTTCATCGATAAACATCAAGTTAATTGGTTTGCTTGTTGACTCAAATATATCTCTAAATGCCCAACTTAGCCCAAGTATGAGTCTGTTACGTTCACCTCTACTTAAATTATCAAAATCAAGTTCTCTACCAAGTTCTGTGATTTCCACAGACAAGTCCGATTTAAATATCACTTCATGCGGCAAATATAATAGTTCAAGATAATGATTTAGTCTTGAATTTAAGTACACTAAATTTTGATCAATAATTTTCTTTCTAATAAAACTGTCTTTTGATGTTAATAGTCTATATAAAAACTCTTGATGTTCTTTTAATTTAGTTAAATTGTTTAGTAAATCATATTCGATCTTTTCAATGTTTTGATTTTGTAATGTATCAATTTGTTCAATGTGTGGATTTTCTTGTTCAGAAATTAATACAAGTTCATTTTTTAAATTTTCAAGATTCTGTCTATGTTGATATGCTTGATCAACATCAAGATAAAAGCACTGTGGTTTTTCACCTAGTGTGCCAATTGACTCTAATGTTTTTGTGTGCTCTTGGTGTTGTGTATCATTAGAAAGTATTTGTTGTGTTGCTTCTTGTTTTTGTTCTTTTTTATTATTAAGTATTTCTTCTTGCTTAGAATCATGTATTTCTTGACCACAAGCATAACACTGATGGGCTTCAAGTGATTGAATTTCTTTGTTTAATTTTTCAATTAAGCGATTTTGCTTTTCTGTGTCACGAGTAATACTTTCAAGCCATTTAGTTGCTTCGTTTATTGCCGCAGAACTTTCTTTCCACTTGTCGAGACTTTTATGATTTTCAATTTCTTGATCAACATTAATATTTTCTAATTCTTTAATAGCATTGGTTAATGTAGTAACTTTTTTACTTTGTTCGTCTACCCATGCAGTGCTTTTAATTTTAAATCTTCTAATAGTTTCTTCTATTTTTTCATTGCTAGATTTAACTGCTTGAATTCTTAATTCTTCTTCTTTGATATCATTTTTTGTTTGTGTTATTTGATCTTTTAACAGTTGTGCTTTGGTCGACAATCTAGTGATACCCAATAATTCTTCAATAACATCTCTTTGCTCATTTGCTTTCATGCTTAAAAACGGCAAGTTGTATGTATTAAGTGCTACAATTTGTTTGAATAAAGCCAACGACATACCAAACACTTTATGAATTTCTTCTTGTGTTAATCTATTTTCACCTTGTGCTTCGTCTGTGTCTTTTTCGTTAACAACTTCATCGTCGCAAAAAAACCTAAAATAATTAGGCTTACGTCCTCGTTCAATTTTGTATGTTTTACCATCAACTTCAAACTCACACGACACACTCATGTGTTTTTGATTAGTTTTATTAATAAGATTATCTCTTTTGATATTTGTTAACGCATCTCCAAACAAACAAAAACTCAAAGCATTGAGCAATGTGGTTTTCCCGGTACCATTTCGTGATCCTTCGCCGCCTAGATCTAAATTGTTACCAAGTATTAGTGTTAATCCTGGATGATTCAAGTTTATAGCTTGAGTGGCATTACCAATACTTTGAAAGTTTTTGATTGTGAGATTTTTTAATATTATCATAGCCTATTATAAATTTCCATTAAGATATGATTATCAAAAGATTCTGATTCAATTTTTGCTAGTTGATCTAATACAATTTCATCAACACTCTGAAATTTAATTTCGCCTTGGAATTCGATTTCATCTTCTGCTTGTTTGTGAGGTAGTAAACTAATTTCTCTTAAATTATATTGTTGTTGTAACTGTTCTTTAATAAAGTTTGCTTCTTCATAAGTTACATCAACATCAATTTTAACACGCACATGGCACTCAGTGTCTAAGAATGTGTCTGGGTCTCTTAAGAGATCACTTAAATTCATTACTCTGTATTTTGGCCCATCTTTCCATATTTTAAACTGTGGTTCTTTGTCCCACTCTAAAAACATACAACCTCTATCATTATCCCAAGCATCAGCATAGTTGTGTGCAAATGGATTACCAATATAACTGATATTACCTTTATGCTGTCTCTTGTGAAAGTGACCAGAAAAGACTCTTTCAATATGACTAAAATGATCTGCTTGTATTTCACCATGGTCGGGCATTTCGACCATAGCATTCATTTTAAAGTTTGGCAATTCAAAATGACCAAACATATATTTGCATTTAATTTTTTGAATTTTTTTCCATTCGTTACCAACTAGCCATGGCACAATAGCAACATTGTCTTTGACAAGTATTTCATTAACCACTTCAATTTTTGGAATTTCGTTTGCAAAAATTACAGAGGATATTTCTCGTTTGTCTCTGTAAAATAAATCATGATTACCTGTGATAAAATAAATCTTTTCAAAGTTTTCACTTAATCTTTTTAAATTAGATATTGAATAATTTAATGTACTAATATTAATTGAAGAACGATGATGATGCCAGTCACCTAGAAATATACAAGTTTCTGCACCAAATTCCTTTGATTCTTCTATAAACCACTTTACAAAATTCTCACAGTCATTGTTATGCTGTCTTGAATTGTTTTTTAAGCCAAAATGTATATCTGTAAAGCAGGCGGCTTTTTTAAACATATTTTTTTCCAGTAATTAACTATTCTAATTATATGTTAAAAGAAATAAAAAGTCAAGACTTTTTGGAAGCCATCTCGTTTTCTAATTGTCTTGTGTAAGATGGACTTAATCCATTTTTTTCTAAAATATCATCTCGTAGATTTTGATGCTTTTTTTCTACATTTAAAATTCTAGTAAAAGAATTAGTAATAGCCGCAGTGTAATAAGCAAACGGATTAGCACTTTTTGATTCATCAAATTGTAAACCAATCTGTGAAAGTTGTACTAATGCTTGTCCTCGCATTTCATCGTTGTATGTATATACTCTCCAGTTGGATCTAGTACCATATCTTTCACAAAGCTTCATAAACATTAATCCAAGTTTGTTAGTCATTTTTCCGTGTTCTAAACTAAATTGATTATGACCAGCATGATGACTTTTACCTACTTCTTCCCATTCTCCATTATCGTTAATAGTATAATGCTTAAATGGAATAAAGTTTAATTTAACTTTAGTATCTGCGACTGTTTTTGGATTTGATTTACGATCTGGATCATCTGGGATATGATCCCATGTTACCACTCTTATAACAATATCTGTATCTTTAATCTCTTTTAATTTAATTTCGTGTTCTGGAATTTCTTTTCTTTTTAAGCCTAATTCATCAACTTTGAGTTGTGTGAGTCTAGCCGCTCTGTTTTTACGTGCTTCAAGGATTTTAGCCTTGGTTATCTTTTCAATAGGATCATGCACAATAAGATCATAATCAGCATACTTTTTATCCGTAAAATAACAGAAACTGCTTTTGCTTTTGTGTATCTCTTTTAAAATGTCTTTGTTGTTTAAATAATTTATTCTTGCCATAGTGTTAATATAATAGGTTGTGTCATAAAAGTCAACCACTTTACTAAATTAAATACTACTTTTATAACTATACTAAATATTTATATGACAATTAATCAAGACTTCAGAGCAAAATTACAAGCAAAGCCCGGGGCTAAACAAGAAGTATACGGTGGCGGCAGTAAAGATTATAGAAAAAATTTACTAGCTCCAATAGCCTATACCAACGGTTTGGTGTTTCCTTATACTCCGGCAATACAGGTTGCTCATGCTCAAGTTGATTATTCACAGTACAGTTTACCACAGACTAACTTTGATTACATGGCATTTGTGAGAAGAGCTTCTCCTTCAATGTCTGTTACTGCACCATTTACAGCAAATAACATGGAAGAAGCAAGATATATGCTGGCTACTATACATTTTTTAAGATCAGTAACAATGACATATTTTGGCATTGAAAATAGAGAAAGAAGAGGAACACCGCCACCAGTATTACTGTTTAGTGCTTACGGTCCTTACATGTTTGAAAGAATTCCGGTAATTATTAGAACAGTATCTTTTGGTTTAGAACAAGATGTTGATTACATTCCAGCCGGCTTCATGCCAAACGATTTGCCTATGAGCAATGATGAAAAAAGATTACAGGAATTAGCTGTAATTGATACTAGTATTGACAATGATTATGGAGTAGCAGAATTAGAAGAAAGAAAAAAATTAAAAGAAAAAGTCAAAGGCAATATAAAAAGTATTGAACAAGCAGTAGCCAAAAGTTATGTGCCTGCGGTATTAAACATTTTTATAGACTTAGTGTACGCACCAACACCGTCAACTATAAGAAACGGTTTTAATCTTGATAAATTCAGAGATGGAAGCTGGCTTAAAGGTGGAAACAAGGACGGATCAAAAGGATTTATTTAATGGCAACAGAAGATTCACAATACGCTAGTACACCTATTGTTAATGATTATTTAGACATTTTAAATATGCCTAGCATACCAAAAAGGTCTGATGACGAATACTACACAATAGAAAACAAATATCATCAAAGACCAGATTTACTTGCATATAAACTATACGGTACAACCAGATTATGGTGGGTTTTTATAGTAAGAAATATAGATCTGTTTGAAGACCCAATTGAAGATTTTACAGCCGGCACAATAATAAGATTACCTAATTATGATGCAATAGCCGGCCAAAGGTAATTACTATGGCAACAGCGGCAGATAGAAAAAAATGGCGCCACGGCAAAGGTGGCAACGCAAAAAATAGCAGTATTACTGTTAATCCAGAAAACAATATCACACAAGATTTAGCTACAGAAAACATTGATGAAGTTGTAACTGGAGTAAGTAGCGAAGTGTATGTACCAATTGGTACAGTGTCTAGTGCTCGTATGCCTGGGGATTTTGGCTCAATTAAAGCAGGCTATGAAACAAATGCTTTAGATGTAATAGGCGATACAAATTATCTTCTCAATATCAATGGCACAGCTGATAAACTTAATAATGCCATGGAAATACAAGATGCAAAGTTTAATTTAAAAAGCAACGATACAACAGCAAATGTTGAAACAACAACTGCAAAAGTAGAAGCTGAAACCAATGCAGACAATACCCAAAAAAGCCAAACAACCGATACTAGTAACAGTGCTGGCAAAAAAGACACAACCGAAGTTAAAAACAACGATACCACAGTTAAAAGAGAACCAGTACCTAGAGAAACAAGTACCGAAAAATTGCAGGCTGGATTAGATCTGTTCAATGATGCTAATTGGGATCAAAATATTTTACATGACTATGAATCAGTAACTTATGATATTACGTTAGCTATTGCAAATAAATCATTTACTAAAAAGTTTTTTGATCGCGAAGCACACTTGTCATATGGATATGCAACAGACAGCGAGTTTTTTGAAACTGATAATAGTTATTCATCTAACAATCTGTTAAAAACATATGATCCGGGAAACACAGACGACAGAGTTTACATTATTGCCAGATCTGCAGAAACTGTTACAACAATTACTAGTTTTGAATTTGAGAATGTGTTAGGATTAACTAGAGCAGATCGTGTTAATACTGCTTTTAAATTTAACATGTCGATAACTCAACCACAATCAACAAACTTAATTAAACAAATTTTTTTAGCATCGCAAGAATTAGGTATTGAGAGATACCAAGTACATCCGTTTTTTATTCAAGTTTATCTAAAAGGTAGAAAAAAAGATGGAAGTCTAGTGGGGGACTATAATCCTCATGCCTCAGGTGCAGATGCTGGTGGCAACTGGAGAAATGCCGGAGCAATGAGTGCCGCAGGTCAAGAAATACCGGGTACCAGAAGACTGTATGCTGTTTTTATTAAAAACATGCAATACAAAGTAGATGTTGGCGGAGCAGTTTATCAACTTGAAGGAAATCGTTATGGTGATCTAGCCAGAGCTGATGACCATGCATTAGTTAGTGATATTAGAATTCCACAAATAAAAGATTTTAAAGATTTTACCAAAAAATTTACATCAGCTATATTTGAGCAACAAAAACACGAATTAGGATTAACCAAATACCTAATGGACAAATACGAAGTTATAGTGCTAGGTGAAGACAGCAAAGAAATTGACGAAGTTCTTAAATCAAGAATTATAACAGATGTTGAAAACAAAGGATTAATTTTAAACACAGATTTAGATAGCAATAATATAACTACAGAAATTGACTATGATGCTAGTATTACTGAAGTCATTGAGAAACACTTAACAAGAACTGAATATTTTGTTACTAAAATAAAAGGAGTTCAAGAAAGTTTATCAGAAATCAACAATTTAGATAAAGATGACCTTGAAAAATGGGACGAAATTGAAGTAGGAAAAAAAGCATTCACAATAACTCCTCTAGCAATACCTTTGAAATTTGATCCGTTGCGTAATGACTATCAAAGAAAATTAGTTTATGTCATTTATATTAGCAGTTGGACCAGCATACAATCTGGTATTTTACAAGAGTACAATGCACCGCCAGAAAGACATAAAAAAAGAGTCAGTGAGATGATGCAAAATGCATCACTGACTAAAAAATACAGTTATCATTATTCTGGTGATAATATTGATGTTATGGATTTTGACTTGACATATAATTTTCAATATGTGTTTCCATATGACCAATTACATGGAATATTTAAAAACTTACCAGATGCTTTGAGAGATAGAATTATTAAATCAGCTAACGATTTTAGTAAACACGAAAAAGCAAAAAACGAAATGAAAGTTGACTTTGATAAAATGGCAGAAGATGGAAACATTAGTCAAAGCGAGAATAGACAAATACTTGAAGCAAGAAGATTTTTCTTAAATCAATATACTGAAGTTTTACAAGACGGCGCAGTAGAACCAGACAGCGAAACTTTACAAGCATATAAATCGCTAGTATCGTCTTTTAACAATGATATATTAGAATTTAATAAGTCAGTTCAAATTTCTGGAAGACAACTACTAGAACTACAACCATATAAAAGTACATCTGACAATTTACAACCAAACAGAACTAATTCACCTACTCGTATTAACATTACCGGTAACAAATGGCGACTGGCAGAAACATTAAAAGAACTATCTGATAAAAGTTCAGAAACGTTTGGAAAAGCCATAGGAGCTCAATTTTATTCAAGAACAATGGATCAAGCAGGCGGTACTACAGATGTAGGAACAGGCGAAAATGCAGAAGCACAACGAGTCATTGAAAATGCGTTCGCTGGTGGACCTAGTGTAGATTTAATGAATGTTACGATGGATATTATAGGAGATCCATACTGGGTGCCAAAACCAGAAATTGATCAATTAGATACAGTATTAAAAGATTTAGGTGTATCGGTTGATCCAAAAAGAGAAAACATGGTTTTGTTTCAAACATTATATCCAAAAGAAATAAACCAAGAAACAGGATTTATACCACCAGCGTCAACCCGCACAGATGAGATCTTGACATCTATCTATAGAGTGTATAAAATAGGACATAGTTTTAGTAATGGACAATTTACACAAAGGTTGCACATGCAAAGAGATGCTTTAACAGATTTAAGTTTTGTTACATCAACAAGACCAGCAAGACAAGGTGGATCAGGAAGATAAAAAATGGCAGGTAAAAATATAACATCGTCAAGTAATTATAAAGCACAAAGAGACGGTTTGAGTAAATCGCGTGATATCACAACTATCAAAATAGCCGAAGTTATGGATACTACTGACTTGGCAAGATTAGGTAGATTAAGAGTTCATCTTATTGGGTCTGATACTCCTAGAACCGATTCAACTACATGGAAAAGTGTTATATGGACTTCTCCATTTGCTGGGGCAACAAATCCATCTACGTTAAGAAAAGGCGGAGATGCTGAAAACAGTTATTCAGGAACACAAAATTCATATGGTATGTGGATGGTGCCACCCGATGTAGGCAATCTAGTTGCTGTAGCGTTTGTTGACGGTAACAGTAACTTTGGTGTGTTTATTGGTTGTTTAATTCAGCCAGGAGTTAACCACATGATGCCAGCTATTGCAAAAGGTACAACATTTGGTGAAGAATCTCCGATATTACCAGTTGCTGAAGTTAACAGAGTAAGTAGTGAAGCTCAGCTATCAGATATATTTGATATCAAAGCTCACACAGAAAAAGGACAACCCATTGACCGCGTCAAGCGTCCAGCACACGGCCCGCACTATCAAGGACTGATCAACCAAGGTCTTGAAAATGATGCAATAAGAGGACTATCGGATTCATCTGCTAGAAGAGAATCACCGTCGCAGGTGTTTGGTATATTAACCCCAGGAGGACATCAATTTGTAATGGACGATGCAAGTCAAAAACAAATTAGATTAAGAACAGTAGGCGGAGCTCAAATACTACTAGATGACTCAAATAATACAGTTTATGTAACCAACAGCAATGCCACAGGTTGGGTAGAAATAACTAACAATGGTAAAATTGAAGTGTGGGGTGCAGACTCAATATCAATGAGAACCGAAAATGATTTTAACATTAGAGCTGACAGAGACATTAATATTGAATCAGGTAGACATATTAATATTAAAACAAATAACACAGCAGGAACGTCACAACCTAAGTCAACAAGAGATTTAGGAGATATTAATGGTACTTTGCACATTGATGTTGCAGGTGAATTTAAATTAACTGCTAGAAAAGATATTAGTACATCTACATTAGAAAACACTAATATATTTTCTACTAAAGATTTAAAACTAACTCAATTAGTAACATCACATATCAACAGCGGAGTTAGTCATAGAGAAACTGCCGCCGGCGGTGCAGGTAGAATTGACATGAACTCAGCCGGATTTGTTGCGACACCAACAGCAACAGTAGGAGCAATATCGTTTCAAGCAGACAGTGACGGTAACTTATTATACACAAATATTTTAGAAAAAAGAACAGGAAGTTCTTTGAATTCACCAAGAGAAACTGAAACATTAAGAGGTTCTATTAATACTAGATTTCCTACTAGAGAACCTTATCCAGATCACGAAACTAAAAAAATGGATAATCAGTCATAAAAAAAGGTGACCTAAATCTTAAGCCACCTTTTTTAGTTACTTGAATACTATTTGATTGATAGATTCACAGCACTTGGACCTTTTGGTCCATCTTGTGTTTCAAATGTTACTGTATCACCTTCGTTTAACGAGTTTAAGCCTGCGGCTTCTACTGCTGAAATGTGTACAAAAACATCTTTATCTTCACAGGCAATAAATCCAAAGCCTTTTGCGGCGTTGAACCATTTTACTGTTCCTTGATTACTCATGTGTTTTTCCTTGTGTTCGTGTTTATATTTGAGGAAGTTTGTATCTAATATTAGGGCGGGAGGTTTGTTAGTTCTACTGCGTCTTGTTCTTATTACTGTCTTATCTCATATCTATTTATTCATAAAAAAAGACACTTCATACAAAGTGCCTTTTTCATAATATAGTAAAATAGGTAGGACTTGGTTACACCTACAAGCACGTACCGGAATACCATTCTAATACGTACAACCTAACCCCGCTAGTGACTGCGATGTGAGCCTGCCT